GCAATTGCAGTAAAGAACAACAATATTCTTAGTTTTGGCTTTAATGGAACACCTAAAGGTTTTCCTAATAAATGCGAGAACGATCAGAATAAAACACTATCGTATGTAATTCATGCTGAAGCTAATTTAGTATCTAAAGCAGCTGCAGAAGGTTTAAGCTTACGTGGTTCAACAGTATATGTAACAACTGCTCCTTGTGACAATTGTTCCTTATTACTAATTCAATCGGGTATTGAGAGGGTTGTCTTCTCAGACCCGTATAAAACAGATTCAGGTATTTTAACATTAATTCATAGTAACATAAGAGTTCAACAAAAATGAAAAAAGCATTAGTATATCAAGTGCCATCCGCAACATACACCTATCCTCGTGGAGATAAATATCTATATCTCAGCTTTGTAGATCGTCCTACTATTATTAAATACAAAGTACGTAACAAAGTAGGTCAAAAACTTCTTGCTCGTGTTAAGAAGTATGGTTATGAGAAAGTAACTTACCCAGTATGATAGCATTAGTAGACGGAGACGTTCTACTATATCAGGCTATTTGGGGCACTGAAGACGTAGAAGAAGCTAAAATTAAATTAGACGAAGTTCTTGAAGCTGTTGTTGAAAACACCTTTTGCAGTGATTACCTCATTGCAATTGGTGGACTTAATAATTGGAGAGAAGAATTCTTTCCTGAATATAAAAAGAGTAAAGCAAGACTCGCATCTAAGAAAAACAGAGCAGAACATTTTGATGAATTAAAAGACTGGTTTTGTAAACACCCTAATGCAGTAGTTGCCCACGGATTTGAAGCAGATGACTTACTCCGAATTTGGGCATTAGAGGCTATTAGAGATGGTGATCCTTATGTTGTATGTACAATTGATAAGGACTTAGATTGCATTCCTGGAAGACATTTCAAACCAGGAAAAGATGAACATTATGAAGTAAGTGAAGATGCTGCAGACATCCACTACTGGCGACAGATACTTATGGGCGATGCGGTAGACAATATTCCTGGACTTAGTAAAGTAGGTCCAGTAAAAGCCAATAAGATCTTAGAGGGCTGTGATAATAATAATAAAAGAAAGGCAGCAGTAATCAATGCTTACAAAGAACAATATGGCGACCAGTGGAAACCTTATTTACTTGCCAATGGCAGGTTGATCCACATCTGGCGCTATATAAATGACCACTTCCAAATCAAAGAATAAAGACAATGGACATTGGAACTTTACTGAACAACTAGATTATAATAACGCTTTTGGTTTTGTTTATTTAATCAAGGATACTAAGAATGGTATGATGTATATTGGTAAGAAAATCTTTAGAGGTACAGGTAAAATAAACAGAGGTAAGCCAAGTAATTGGAGAACCTATACTAGCTCATCTAAAGATATTAATGCCCTAATCGAAGAGAATGGAAAAGATTCTTTTGAATTTTATGTATTAGATCAGTATTACACTAGAGGCGGTTTAAGTTGGGCTGAAACATGGTCTCAATGTTTTGTAGAAGTCCCAACTAACAACCATATTTGGTACAATCGTTTTATTGATAAAGTTCAATGGAGATCATCTGAAGAAGTATCTGTTAGACATCGTAAGAGATTAAATAAATTAGCAGGATTAAAATAATGAAATTAATTGGTTTTCTATTTGGTTTTTGTTCAATGCTTATAGTATCAGCACAAGCTGTTAATTTGCTAACAGGGGTAGAGCAATGGAGTTCAGCAGACTTTTTGTTAGTCTCAGTAGCCTTTAGCTTTATCTCAACCGCTTGTTTTGCAGCTAATAACGTAATAAATAAATAAAATGGGAAAAATAGTTGTAAAGGATCAACCTTGCCTAAGTGAAGACTGTGGTAGTAGCGATGCTAGACAGATATACGAGGATGGAACCTCATATTGTTTTTCATGTAGAGGCTGGTTTCCAGATCAAAGTAAGGATTCTTTTGTGACAACTAAAAAGGAAAGTTATGGCATTGAAACATTAGAAGAGATTTCTACTTATGCTATAAGAGGTTTTGCTGACCGCAAGATCACAAGAAAAATTGCAGAACACTTTAATATAAAGGTTACAGTAAATGAAAAAGGTGATATCGATTCGCATTATTACCCATATGGTATTAATGAAATTACAGGATATAAAAAGCGCATTCTTCCTAAGGACTTCACAGTTATCGGAAAAATTAAAAGCCTTTTTGGACAAATGCAAGCGGGCAATGGGGGTAAACAATTAGTAATTACCGAGGGTGAGATTGATGCATTAACAGTTTCTCAAGCTTGGTTTGATAAATACGAAAAGATTTATCCAGTAGTTTCTATACCCTCTGCAAGTCAAACTAATATTCTACTTAGCAATAGAGATTGGCTACGTAGCTTTGATTCAGTAGTAATCTGGTTTGATAATGATGAACCAGGAAAAGAAGCTGCTGATAGAGCTGCTAAAATTATTGGCTTTGATAAAGTTAAAATTGTAAGAAATACTAAGTTTAAAGACGCTAATGAACTATACGTCAAGGAAGGACACTTAGCAGTTCTTTCTCAGGTATGGGATGCACAATCGTGGAGTCCTGTAGGTATTGTTAACTCAGCAGATACTTGGGATTTGTATAAAGCTGAATCAGATATTGACTATGTACCTTGGCCTGACTTTGCTGTAGAATTAAATAAAAAAATCTATGGTAGATGTCTAGGGTCTATTACAGTTCTTTGTTCAGGTACTGGCATGGGTAAAAGTTCTTTCTTAAAGGAAGATCAATATCATTTGCTTAAAACAACAAATGAGAAAATCGGTATTTGTTCTTTAGAAGAAAGTGTATCTGAAACAGTTGAAGGTATTATGGCGCTTCATTTAAACAAGCGTATTCAATTACCTGATGTTGAAGTTACTGAGGAAGAAGAACGCATTGCTTGGACTGAAACAATGGGTACAAGTCGTATTATGTTCTTAGATCATCAAGGATCTATGGGAGATGACTCCTTAATAGACAAGATGGAATTTATGGCTTTAAGTGGTTGTAAGTTTATTTATCTTGATCACATTACTATTGCAGTATCAGATGCTGAAGATAATGATGTTAACCGAGCTACAGATAAGCTTATGTCTGATTTGTTAAAGCTAGCTAAACGACATAGTATTTGGATTGGAGTTGTTAGTCATCTAAGAAAGACAAACAATAACCAGAAATCTTTTGAAGAAGGTGCTGTTCCTTCAGATGATGATTTAAAAGGTTCTGGTTCACTAAAGCAGATTGGTGCACAACTAATTGCTATTAGTAGAAATAAACTTGAGACTGATCCTATTCAAAGACACACTAGTAAACTTTGGGTTTTAAAAGATCGTTGGACTGGTAGAACTGGCCCAATGGGTGAGTACAGGTTTATAGAAGATACTGGTAGACTAATTAATGCAAGTGATAACTTTGAGGAACTTACTATATGATGAGGTACTCTGTTTTTGCTTATGATTATTCTACTAAGAAGTATAATGAGTATATCTATGATAACACTAAAGAATGTGAGGCGGCTCTTGAAAGCTTTACTGAGTACGAGATTAACGCCTTTATATGTATTTCAGATGAGTTGATGGAAGGGAAAATAGCAGAGATTCTATTAACCCCAGGTGCTTGTTTTAACGCTTAACAATAATAAAAATAATGAAATATTACGACATTGAAATTGATTTAGAAAAAGATAAACTTTTAACAGATTATGCTTTTGATATGGTATTAGAGTTTTATGCTCAGGGAGATGAAATTTCTCCTCAACAGGTTTATGCTAGAGCCTGTCGTGCTTGGAGCACATTTAACGGAAAAACTAACTTAGAGCTTGCTCAACGTTTGTATAATTATATCTCTAACAAATGGTTTATGTTTGCTTCACCAGTATTATCGAATGCTCCCGATATTAATGGTAAAGGTAAAGGAATGCCAATCTCTTGCTTTTTAACTTATGTTCCTGATACTGTCGCTGGTCTTATTGATCATAGTTCTGAAATTCGTTGGTTATCCGTCATGGGTGGCGGGGTTGGAGGTCATTGGTCTGACATCCGTAGTGTATCTGACGTTGCTCCTGGGCCTATACCTTTCCTGAGTACTATTGATGCTGATATGACTGCTTATCGGCAAGGTAAAACACGCAAAGGTTCTTATGCTGCATATCTCAATATTGATCATCCTGATATTTTCGAATTTATTAGCATTCGAGTACCCACAGGTGATAACAATCGTAAATGTCTTAACCTCCATAACGCTGTTAATATCACTGACAATTTCATGGAGGCTGTTAAAACAGGCACTACATATGAATTGGTTGATCCAAAGAAAGGACCAACAGGGGAGTTTCTCGATGCTAGAAAAGTATTTAGCAAGTTATTGGAAACTCGCTTTCGCACAGGTGAGCCTTATCTTAACTTTATTGATACAGCTAATGATGCCTTACCTCAAGAGTTAAAAGATAAAGGTCTTAAGATTCATGGTAGTAATCTTTGTAATGAGATCCATTTACCTACATCAGAAGATCGTACTGCTGTGTGCTGTTTAAGCTCAGTCAATCTAGAGTATTTTGATCAATGGAAAGATACTAACATGATTGCTGACTTAGTAGTTATGTTAGATAACGTGTTACAATACTTTATTGAGAATGCCCCTGATAGTCTTGCTAGAGCAAAATACAGTGCTTCAAAAGAAAGATCTATTGGTTTAGGTGCTATGGGCTTCCATAACTATCTACAATCAATAAATATCCCTTTTGAGAGCGATTTTGCTTCATCAATAAATGAACAAATGTTTAACACAATTAAAGCAAGAGCAGTATCTGCATCCGAAATGCTTGCAATTGATCGTGGCGGAGCACCTGACATGGCTCCAAAGAAAATTAGGCATTCACACTTGTTAGCAGTAGCCCCTAATGCTTCTTCAGGTATCTTATTAAGTACTTCCCCAAGTATTGAACCTAATAAAGCTAATGCATATACGCATCGTACTCGTGCAGGGTCCTTCTTAGTTAAAAATAAATATCTTGAAGAGTATTTAGAAACTATTGGTTACAACACAAGTGAAGTGTGGTCAAACATTATTACACATGGTGGTTCTATACAACATTTACCGTTTTTAGATAATGATGTTAAATCTGTGTTTAAAACTAGTTTTGAATTAGATCAAAATTGGATTATTAAACATGCGGCTGATAGACAAAAATATATTTGTCAAGGTCAATCAGTTAACTTGTTCTTCCCTGCAGGTGCTGATAAATCTGCTGTAAAGGATGCTCATATTAATGCTTGGGAATCTGGACTAAAAGGATTATACTATTTACGTACAGAGGCTAAAGTTCGTGCTGAAAATGTTTCACAAAAAGTTGAAGAGAATAAATTAAAAGAAATTAAGGAAACTATTATCTATGGAAAACCAAACTGTCCACAGTGCACAATGGCCAAATCTCTCCTTAATTCAAGAGGAATCGACTACGACTACATTGACATCACTACAACAGGCAAATCAGCGGCTGAAATTACTGGAAGAGCAGGTGTCCGTTCTCTCCCACAGATCTATCTTGATGGGGAATACATTGGCGGATTTGTGGAACTCAACAAGAGACTATCAAAAGCTTCCGTGGAAAATAACGTCATAGACGATGAATGTAAGGCATGCGAAGGTTAATATGGCTACACTAACAGAATTTAATAAAACATACAAACCATTTCTACATGACTGGGCAGTAGATATCACAAAGAAACATGAAGAAATTCATTGGACTGAAGATGAAGCTGACCTATCAGAAGATGTGTCCGATTGGAAATTAAAGCTTGATGAAGGCGAAAAAGAGTTTATTACAAATATCCTCCGATTGTTTACTCAAGGTGATGTTCAAGTAGGACAAAACTATTACGACTTCCTTATTCCAAGATTTAAAAATAATGAAGTACGTGTTATGCTTGGTTCTTTTGCTTCTCGTGAAGGTACACACCAACGAGCCTATGCATTGTTAAATGATACCCTTGGATTGCCAGATGAAGAGTATCATAAATTTTTAGACTACAAAGAGATGTCTGAGAAGATTGACTTTATGCAAAATAATGATACTAACACACAAACAGGTGTTGCACTTGCATTAGCAAAAGGTGTAATGAATGAAGGTGTTGCATTATTTGCTTCCTTTGTCATGTTACTAAACTTTCAAAGGTTTGGTAAAATGAAAGGTATGGGTACTGTAGTTGAATGGTCTATTCGTGATGAGACAGTACACGTAGAGGGTGGTGCTAGATTATTCCGAGAGTTCTGCAACGAACATCCTCGTATTGTTAACGATGAACTTAAGTCTAAGATCTATCAAATGGCAAGAGACGCAGTTGATCTTGAAGACAAATTCATTGAACTTGCTTTCTCAAATTATAAAATTGAAGGAATTACAGGTAAAGATGTAAAAGACTATATTCGATATATTACTGATAGACGACTATTACAACTAGGAATGAAA